AGTAACATTAAGTCCTAGTATCGTTCGTAACTACTTAACAAATGGAAATGGTGCAGTTACTGACCAAGAAGTAAATTATTTTGTTCATTTATGTCGAGGGCAAGGATTGAATCCTTTCTTGAAAGAGATTTATCTAATCAAGTTTGGACAACAACCTGCAACATTTGTTGTATCGAAAGAAGCGTTTTTAAAACGTGCAGAAGCTAATTCTCAATACGATGGAGCAGAAAGTGGAATCATCGTTATGAATGGAAATGGTGAGATAATCGAACGTAAAGGTGGCTTCTTCTTAAAAGGAAGTGAACAAGTTGTTGGTGGATGGGCAAAAGTCTATCGCAAGGACAGAAAATATCCATGTGAAGTGCAAGTATCATTTGATGAATATGCAGGAAGAAAAAGCGATGGACAATTAAATAATCAATGGGCGACAAAGCCTGCAACTATGATTAAAAAAGTTGCATTAGTACAAGCCTTGAGAGAATCATTCCCTAACGATTTGAATAACTTGTACACTGCTGAAGAACAAGGCGATATGGAAATTCCTTATGTAGATTCAAGACCTATTGAACAACCAAAATATAATCAACAAGATGTTCCTGAAACACAGTTTGAACCTGATAGACAAGCAGAGCCAGTGATGAATAATGAATCACTCGTATAAAGAAAACTTATTACAAGGACAAATCAAGGAATGCTTCTTTACTAGAGAACCACGTGAAGAAAACCTCTGTATACACCACGTATACAGAGGTGCATTCCGTGATAAGTCTACTGAGTATGGTTGTTGGATATGGTTAAGACCTGATTGGCACAATCAGACAAATTACTCAATCCATAACGATAGAAACTTAGAGTTACGAATTCAAGCTATGTGTCAAATGGCATTTGAAGATAAATACAGTCATGAAGAATTCATGGAAGTATTCAAAACAGACTATATCGAAAAATTCAGAAATAGATACGGAAACACTTCAAGTATCTATACCGAGTACAGGCAAAGAAAGTTGGTGATGGAAAATGCTAATTGATGGACAGAACGTGTATATGTTCAATCCATTTCAAATGAAAGACTGGACAGAAGAAGAAATCGCAAATCAAGTGGATTATCTGATTTCCTGCATAGACAACGATGCAGATACACCTTATCAAATTGCTAAGAACATAGAGAACGTATCGAATCAGTTGTTTCTCTTTGGAGAATGCATCGCACGATATGTGAAAGAACGCAACAGAGTTCGAGACGAACTAAGTGCGAACAGTAAAATATACGCTTATATCGCTAGAGATGAATATAAGACAAAGAATCCTGATAGTAAAGTTCCTGCCATGTCCTATTTTGAGGGTATAGCCGAGCAAAAACTCATCAAGGATAGAAATACCTTATCAGACCTTGAATGCAAGCTCACACGCTTTAAAAACGCTTACCAAAGTGCAGAGAATATCTGCAATGCGTGGAAGAAATTACTTGAAGCTATCAAGTATGAGAATGGGGGAATGTAAATGAGATACAGATTTGAGATACCAGGAGAACCAATGGGGAAACAAAGACCTAAGTTTTCAAGGCAAGGACAGTTTGTTAAAACCTACACACCTCAGAAAACAGTCAATTATGAAACATATGTCAAAGAACGTTTCTTGATTGAACACCCTGAATATAAACCTTTGGAAGGTGAATTAGTTGTTCGAATAAATTCTTATTTCCCAATCCCTAAATCGTTCTCAAAGAAGAAAAAAGAACAAGCAGAAATGGGAATGTTAAAACCAACAAAGAAACCCGATTGCGACAATATCGCAAAGATTGTGCTGGATTCACTGAATGGCATAGCGTTTATGGACGATAAACAAGTTGTCAATTTAGTCGTAACGAAAAACTACGATTCAATTCCATGTGTTGAGGTTGATATAAAAGAAATAGGGGGTTCAGATGAGCGATAAATTTTTGAAGGAGTGAAAAAATGGAAATTGGATTTAGCGTATCAATAGATTTTAACGACATTAAAGTGAAAGCAAGCGATTATGTCTTAGAAAATCAAGATGATTTATCAAAAGGTGAAATTTTGAGAGTTTTAGAATTTGCAGACTATGTCAATGAAAACTTGTTTTTAAAGAAAAATGTATGCGAATCAAAGGAGTAAACAATGGCGAACAAGAGAATGTTTAATATCAAAATCGTTGATTCAGACGCTTTCTTGGATATGCCGTTGTCCGCTCAATGCTTGTATTTCCACTTAAACATGAGAGCAGATGATGACGGATTTGTTGGAAACCCAAAAAGAATACAACGATTAGTTGGGGCAAGTGAAGATGATCTAAAACTTCTAATCGCTAAGAGATTCCTTCTTACATTCGAGAATGGAGTTATCGTCATCAAACATTGGCGTATGCACAATACGTTATCTAAATCTAGGTAT